CTGGCTGGATATCTCGTGCGGCTACATGTGCTGCTTCAAACTCGTCTTTACGACTCATATGCTCCACCAACTAACTTTTTTATAAAATAAGCCTACCCTCTTTACATAGGCCCTTCTATATTCTAATTGTTGTACCCAGTTAATCTCGTGGGTAGCCCTTCCGCAGTGTGGACAGAGTACTGCCCCGACAGTCGTATAGATGTGCTTACACTTCATACACGTAACTCTCTATCGTTCTTACGCTCAGGTAGTTTTTCACCTAAAGACTTTGCCCAACTTTCACCTGCATCACTGCGGCGTTCAGAGTGTGCTGGAACCTTTAATCCCTTGTCTTTTGCTATTCTACGGGACTCAGTTAGCAGGGCTGTAGCCACGCCCTTACGACGATGTGGTTTAGCAACATACACTTTTTGAATTAGCCCATTTCCTGCAGCCCACTCTAGTTTTCCAATAGGTTCGTCATCTTGGTGAGCCAAGACTTGATGACCACCAATAGTGTCTTTAAATGAAAACTGCAAAGAAGATAACGATGCGGCCATTAACTCCACCCAAGTTCACTTGGATTTTTATGAGTAACAGGAATCAACATATCTGGATTAACATCCATGGCAGATGCAATGCGATGATGACCTTCTCCAAGCATTGGTCCACGCTTTGAGTCATGGATAATATCTACAGGTTGCTGTACACCAATCTTCTTGATGGACTCGTACATGCCCTTTGACTCTTCCCATGTATCTGCCTTGGCAGATTTTAACTTACGAGCAAGGACTTCCATGTTTGATTCACCTCTATGGGCATCAATCATTGGTAACTTAGCAATTTCGTGTGCTGGCATAAACATAGCCAGTTGCTGATGAGAAAGATTCTGGGCGCTCATTCTTTTACCAGTACTTAAAATTTACAAATTGATTGGGATTAAGGTGGCGAGCAACTGCTAGACGATGGTGGCCATTCTTTATCTCTGGACGTCTGTTGTAATTAGCGCTGATATTGTCCCATACTTGGATAGGTTCTTGTACACCGTTTTTAGATATGTCTTTATAAAGAGATAGAGTACCACCTCCTCCTTGAGACTGACTATGCTTTGAATCTTGTAACTTAATATTGAGTACTTCTTCATCTGCTTCTTTTTGACGAGGACTCTTAGGAGTTCCCGCAAGTGCAGTGTCCAAGTCATCTAACTTTGGAGAATCTCCCAAATTAAAGTGTTCGGCAACTTCGTTAGCCGTCATCATGCCAGGAAGTGGTAGTTGACCCTGTGATAACTTTTTAGTTAGGTCGCTCACATGTACCCCTTGTCCCCAGTGGCATCGGATATAGAGTCATAATACTTAACGGGGAAGATGTGATTCTTAAACTGCTCAGCAGATAATGCTATGCGGTGATGGCCACCTAGTACCTCTCTCTTGCCAGTCTTCCAATCTGGCTCTGCCTGTAATGACACGTGACCTGGTATCCCTGACTTCTTTGCTACTGACTCTATGGAAGTACCAGCGCCGATTCCGCGATTAGCCAAAGTAGGACCGCTAAGGGTGCGCCAAGCATTGCCTACACGTTCAAAGGCCTCCTTACCAAAACGTTGTGCTCCAGTCTTCTTTGACTCTGTAAGTTTTCTATTCCACATCTCAGAGTTAGTCTCTTCACGGTGAGTGTTCTGACTGGTGTCTTCTGTATCTGGTTTTTTGACAATCTGTTTGTCGCCCCTAAAGGGTGCAAAGTTTTCTTTAATCTCTGGACCAGTCATGAACATAGGCTGATATCCAGCATCTAATGCTTTACCTACATCTTTAGGAGGACGCTTCATCATGCGCTCATCTCCCGTGGAACTTTGTACGTGCGCTTGCGTGACTTAACTTCACCTGTATTTCGTGACTCTCGTAACTTAGTGATTCCTGTAACTTTAATAGGAGCGCCCTTTTTTACCATGACTTCTTTTTCATCCCAAGGGTCTTTACCACCAAAGTTGTTGTAACCACGTGCTGCCATGGTCGTAGTGTTAGTTTCAACAGAACTCATAGGAACATCTGCATGTATTACTTTTGCGTGGTCTGTTCTCCACGATGGCTCGGTGCTGCGACTGTTAGGGCTATTAGCAAAACCTTTAGCCACGTCTGCATCTGCGCTCCAGTGAACACCTAGATTTTTGCTATCAACGACGTACCTCGAAGACCCACCCTCTTCAGGGTAATGTGGATACGAGACATTGACGCCGCGATGAACCTTAAAGAAAAGTTCATTAGAGAGGTTATCTTGGGCAGCCATCAGTTTCCACCCATCGGTAGTTCTGTTTGAGTAAACTGTTTTTTATTTAAATGACGACCAGCAAAGATACCTCGCATTAAACGACTACCTGAGTTTATTTGCTCCTTTGGAATGTCTTTGTAACTCTTGCTATCAGAATGCTCTGGGTCAAAGACTGCTGAAGCAGCACGTGATGCAGACTCTGCACCTTCTGCTTTGGTTATTTCATTTGTAGGAGCATACGAGACGTGCCTATCAACATCTTTAATACCTTTATCTTTTGCTGCTCCTGCAATACGTGTTACTAGAGCGTGGCTTTGTGGAGATAAATCACCACTAGCCTGCGGTACAGTTCCAAATCTTTTTACTGAGTGTTCAACTGCTGCCCCTATTGCAGTTCCCACATCCGTCCTAGCGCCAGGTGTAGCAAACAACCCCGTTATAGTTGCAGGAGTGCTACGTCCATATGGTTTATCCCAAAGAGTTCGTTGGTACTGCTCTTTAGAGTCATTTGAAAAACCACCCGTGCCAGGAACCCACTCTTCATTCCACTTTGGGTCAGATTCTTTTAACTCTTCTACGTGTGGGTGCGATAATCCAACTGACACAGATTCATTACCTCGTTTAAAGACGAGGTGGTCAGCGGTACCCACACTTTTATTGTCGTAATTATAATTGTTGTGGACATCTAGAGGCCTCTCGCTTACTTTCCCAACGAGGTCGTTAGGAGTTGAGGTGCGCTTCTTAGCCATAAGACCAAGGGTAACGCCGAGGGTGCCTTTTTTCTCAGTAATAGCCTTCTAACTATTGAGCACGCACTTCTTCTTTAGTTAACTTAACTATGTGACTCATAGGTCTTCCATAGCATGTAGTGATGCACGAGGAACGTAGAATGTCTTCTGATTAAATCGCCATGTTTCTTTCATACATTCATGACCATACATCCAACCCACAGAGACATATGGGGCGCCTTTCCAATCTGGTGCTTGGCGACGTGTCTTCTTTGCTAATCCACCAGCCAAAAGGACATACTTTAAATCAGGGTCATCGTTCGTGGTGAATCTAAGTCCACGTATCTCATTGGTGTATTCAGGAAACTTTGGAGGAAATGCATATCTAACTTCGCCAAATCCTGGGACATCAACTTCTGTCTTCCACTTGTTGACGTGGGGAACAAAATCGGTGATACCAATCATTCGGGCAAAGGCTAACTCGCTACCCGCCGCAATCATATGTTGCATCGATTCCCAGACATCGCCCTCGGAGTAGTTCATATTCTTTTCTGGCTGTCCTAGATAGGGCAGTTGTCTATCCCAACCCACTTGGGCGCAAATAGCCTCTTCTTCAATGGTAAGTGCGTACTCTGTCAGCAATTCATCGTGTGTCATTGTCCTGCCTCTCATCTACCACTTCTACCTCGTGCTCCTTACTTAGGTGCATTTGGCAGTTAGCACAGAGGTAACTGCACTTGATATGAACTTTACTAGCGCAAATATTTTGATGCGTCATTTTTTACGGCTTTTTATCATGACTATAACAAATGCTAGAATAACTACCAGTGGTAGCCAGAATACCAGAGCCGCCAAAATTGCTAGTGATTTCATTCGAAATCTATCTGTGTCTCAAATACATTTGGTTTTTCATCATCCATCGCACCACATATTGAGCAGGTCACTTGACCATCTAGGTCCTTTATAAAATCATGTTCATGAGTCATAAGTGTATGCAGGTCCATGCTCTTCCTTTCCAGTAAGTTGCTTTCTAATCACGTAGTGATTCTTCTCGTGGGTACGTATCCTATGGCAATTAGCACATACCACGTCGCATTTATCTAACTCTGCACGCATCACACTCCAGGAGCCATTCTTGTAGAGGCGCGAGGGTGTGAACTCCTTTTCACTGGGCTCCCTGTGGTCTAGGTCAAGGACGTAGTACGGTAGTTTTTCACCGCAATCCATGCAGCCACGTGATTCTTTGTATTTATGCACAAAATCACGTATTAAATCTCTCTTGCTCTTATTACGTACTAACTGGGCCTTCTTATTCTTCTGATAGTACTTAAGATTAGATTTTTTATTGCTCTCTACCGCCGCATCTGACTTCTTATCTTTATACGGCATAGTTATTAGGCTACTGCCTTTACAGAGAAAAGAGAAATCTTATTTCGTGGGGCTCATTGTCTATCTAAATCAAGTAGACCCATCATCTGGCGGGGGCTCAATACCGAGCCTTGACGCTTTGGTGCCTCTTCATTGCGTCTAGCGGCCGTCTTCTTAGTCCACTTATCTCCAAGACCAGTAACCAAGCCAGAGTACTGAGGCGTTGGAACACCTGGGGTAGCCGCTGCATGCTCATTGGCAGCGTTCCACAACTCTGATGCGTGCCCTTGACGGCGGTGCTTTGAGTGAGTCTGGACGGCATCTAACTTACCCTCGTGGCTTATAGCAAGATTAGACAGGTGAATTCCTGAGTTGGCATCTGTTAAGACGTAGAGGTGAGGCGTTTGTCTATTAAAATTAGGAACGTAGGTCACGTGGTGGCCCTCTGATGACTCCCAGGACTCCTGTACGGGCTTATCGGGGTGACGCTCAGCCTGATGGGTAGAATAGCGCTCCTTGCTGCGGAAGGCTGCAGGACAGTGAGAGCATCCTAGAGAGGGATAGTACGTATGATTGCCCTTTTCTTCTGGAAGGTCTCCTCCGTGCTCGTCTTGACCGTTCATTTGTTAAATCCTATATTCTTGAGGAAATTCTCTGGGTCATCTTTGTGTACCTTGGCCGCCCACGCCAATGTGTCCTTCTTTCCCATCTTGCTTCCAAATATCATTGTGGCATTCTTGCGTAGATGCCCTGAGACAGAGGCAAATGAGGCACCTTGACTACGGATGGTCTCTTTCATAGGTGCTAGGGATGCATGAAAGTCCTGGGCATCTTGCTCAGCGCGATTCTTAGCGCCTCTGCCACTGGAGAACTCGTTATTACGACTCATGTGGCTATTGTGGCTCATTTTGGCTACTGCCTCAGCCTAAACCCCTCAACCATGCCTCTGACCTGGCCGAGCCTCTTGGCGATGTGACTTAATGGTGGGGGGTCAACTGGATTGGCATCGTGTTTACATTTACCACCTGACTACCAATCAGGTGCGATGTTGTAAACATCAGCGTGTAATCAGGTGTGTTAACTAACTTGGTGACAACTCTGGTGACAACACTCTCGGCTACTGCGTTACATGGCTGTGTGACTGTGCGACACCGACCAGCCTGTCGGTCATCTCGCCACGTTGTAATCAGGTACTAACCATGTAGTTATTCATTCATTGATTACATGTACACACTCATCATGTAACTATCTATACAGATGACTTGTCATGGTTATGTGTCCATGTGAGATAGACAGTTATGATTTACATCATTGTGTATCTCATACCTACCGAACCACATCACCACATTCATACGACTACGACTATCTAATCGCATCGCTAACGGGTACTTAGTATTCATACTCTCTCCAATCGCAATAACATTCATACTCCCTATACATCTGGCATTGATTACATCTTCTCTTTATATCTATCATCTCCATATATTTATTACTCTTTCTTAATAGATTACTTGTTAACTTTTACAGAGAAAAAATACATCTCGCGCAATTTCATTTCGTCACGTAATCAATGGGGCAGGGCGCACTCACCTAACTAACTTTTCTTTCTTACTTCCTACTTACTCTCTCAACTAACTGGTTGAACTTTCAACTAACGCCTCGGTTTCTCCATTGAGGCATCGGACTTACTCATATCGGTCAATTCGGACATTAGCCTCAGAATCACCTCTGGCATATCGCCACGTGCGCCACGTTCACGTCCACTCTGGGGTGATTGCCTCAATATGGGGGCTACGTGGCTCTACGGGGCTTCTAGGGGCTCTATACGCCACGTGAGCGTGTAGGCGTGTGAGCGTGTACGCATCTAAACGTTTATACCTCTCTTACTAGGTATGTCATGGTCAGTCGGACATCTGTGGTTTAATTCTCCTAGTAGCGCACTCGATGTGTGACCACCGATTTCAGAATCCCTTCGGGGCAAATTGGTGAATCATTCAAAGTGAAAAAAGCGAATCGTTAAAACTGGCAACAGGCTTTAACAATAATTTAATAATTTATAAATATCGGTGATACCTGTAAGCCCAACCTGCGAAAGACTTCTCACAGTTTAATGAGACAGTACTTGGCTTGGAGTGACGATTACTTTATAAATTGTTATCCATAGAGACTAAGAAACTGCGATTTATTTATTCGGTATTAGTTACTAATAAATCAACTACAAACTTTGTTTGGTTATGTTGTTGATTTAATTACTAAGTAACTAGTTATCAAGGCAGACATTGTGCGGTCGGACTATACGATGCAATAACACCGAAATAAATAATTGACTCAATCATTCTTGCTACGGCGATGCGACTGTAATTAGTAATTACATTCAAGCGGTATTTCAAGGGCGTGAGTTAACGATAGAGAAATCTATTGTGGATAGCGGTAGGGCTTAGGGATTAAGTTACGGAGATTGTGTCCTGTTCACATGGACTGTTTCTTTCAAAGAATGCAGACGGTATCCATTCCGTTCGATTGCACAGAGAATGAATCGGAATCACACAATCAGTAACTATCTACTTATATGTTTTCTACGGTTTCAATCGACACCTAATCAGCGAATTAGCATTGATTGAAATCGTGGTGAATATGTAATCTGCATATTCAACTACCACTAGTAACTACAAAAGGAAACGGTAACTAAAATGAAAGAATCCACATACATAAATGACAGGGGCGAAATCGTTGCTCGCGGTCGCATCTCACCAACACTCATTGATTTAATTCTCAATGACGGCACTCGTTATTACTCAACATCATCAGTAACTCTTGAAATCATCAAATCACTTGGTATCAATAAGGAGTCAAAATAATGTCACACATTCAAAATGGTGTTTGTGTATATGGCAGAGAATGCAAACGTTGCAATCCACCAAAAACCACTACATGCAATCGCTGTAACAAATCCGTTGAGATATTAGAAACTGGTGGCTGGTCTGGTGGCATGTACGTGGCACTAGAGGGCTTCTATGAGGGATTCATTGACAGCGCATCTCCTAACAAGGAACGCGATTTACATCGTCTCTGTCACCGTTGCTCTCACTCACTTGCAAAGTTTCTAGGCATTGATGATAGAAACATAAAACTTACTCATGCACATAACGGCAAATCTTGGTGTAACGGTTACACCAGAGAAGAGTTTGACATTCTCTATAAATCACAAATGGCACAAATTAAAGCGTGGGGTAATTAATGACTACAAAAACTGCTAATCAAAAGGCTGGCGATTTAATTCGTGAACGTGTTGCATTCAAAGGTTCGAATCTCGGCGGTTTCTACATACCTCTGGTATGGGATTGCTTTGAACCTGAGACTGGAAGACTTCCTGAAACTGGTGTTCTTAAATTACATCGTGACCAACCTTCATACATTATTTATTCGTATGGAACTCCAATCGCTTGGTGGTCAACTGCAACTGGTTGGTTTATTCCAGAATACAAATACTCAGTATCAACATCGAAACATCAAACTTATGTGAGAAGGGCTATATCGTGATTATCTTTATTCTTGCAATCATCGCATCGCTCATCGGAACTGCACTCTCATTATTACTACAACATCTAGAGGGAAATAACTATGACAACAACTAAGGGAAAACCTGCTGGCTCTCGTGCTGGCAATAAATACGGCAACGACTTCAAGGTGCAGTACTGCTCACCAGCGCAGTCACGATTCATTCAACAACTACTTGATTCACGCATTCACTTGTTTGAGATTGCTGATGCAACTCAGATTAATAAAAAACATGCATCTCGAATCATTGAGCAGTTACTCACTTGTCCTAAAAAGGTTGAGGACTACATCAGCGACAAGCAACTCTCATACATCGACTTGCTGTTGCTCTCTCGCAATAATGCAAAGAATGTAATTGAAAGCGCAATACTTGCTAATCGCGTTGATTCAATTCATAAACTAACTCGTGACCAAGCAAAAACACTTATCACTAGATTAGTAACTCTGGAAAAGGTTGCACCGCCTAGTGACGTTACTGTCGGTGCGTACAAGGTTGGAGACATCTACTACTCGGTTCGTAAACGCCGAGAGAGTGAACGTTTATTTGTGGTTCAGTACGACCCAATAAATAAATCATGGATTCACAATTACAAAGTACTTGCAACACTTACTCAGGCAAATCGCTTATCACTATCTGATGCATCTGCATTCGGTATTGCAACTGGCTCGTGTGTCCATTGTGGTCGCACACTCACTTTACAAAAGAGTGTGGTTGCTGGAATGGGTAAGTGGTGCGCTTCGCACTACAACTAGTAATTGCGTTGGTAGTAACTACCTGACTGACTTACAAGCCGTATTGTGAACATGGGGCTCACTAACTCATAAGTAACTTTCAGTCTTCCACAGTCGCTCGTGCTACTTACTACCAACGCTCTACAACTTCATAACAACTAAATATGTAATATCAAATCAATCACCTAGAGAAACGGAACATCATGACAAACACCCAATTCATACCAACACTCGATTCAATGGCTCACTACATTCCACGTACATTCTGTGATGTATCAGAGATTGAAATTGCAGACTATGCAGTTAAGAATCAAATGAACATGCTCAACTTTGGTCACTCTGGTACTGGCAAATCTTCTTTCGCTCAGTACATCGCATCACTTCGCAACATTCCTTACTACAACGTTCCTTCGAACGATTCATTAAGTGCATCTGAATTACAGGGCTCTTACGTTCCAGATGAGAACGGCAAACTGGAATGGGTTGATTCACAAATCGTTAATCTTGTTCGTAACGGTGGAATCTTAAATCTTGGTGAGATTGATAAACTCGCTAAGAATGCTAAGCACTTTGTGTTACCACTTCTGGACTTCTCTCGTGTAATCACTTTGCTTGCACACAAGGGTGAGGTTATTAAGGCGCACAAAGATTTACTTATCATCGCTGATTACAATCCAATGTATCGCGGTTCACAACCTCTTCCAGAGCAACTGGCAGACCGTTTCGAAATCAAACTGCATTACGATTTCGACCGTTCCGTTGAAAGTAAGTACATCAACTCCGCATCGCTTCTAGACCTTGCATACGGAATGCGTTCATCATCAGTCGGTGCATCTGCATCACGTTCTGATTCATCTACAATCTTTGAAACTCCAATCACATCTCGTATCTTAAAAACATTCGAGAAGATTTCAAAGGAACTTTCATACGACCTTGCTTGCGAAATCTTCGTAAACAATTTCACACCAGAAGAGCGACCTGCTGTACGCATGTTGCTTGAAGGTGCTTCCTACAACATCAAGGAAGACTTGGGCATCGATGTAGATGCAATCACTACCGAACACGCAAATGCTTAAGGAGAACTCATGTCACTTAAAGACATCGCTGAACTAACTAACTCTCGTGGATTTAGTGCGGTATCGGAAGACGAATTAAAACGTCAACGAATCGAACGCTTCACTCAATTCTTCGGTCGTGTTAATTCTGCATTCACCTTTCGCAAGGTGACTGTCAAAGTCGAACACTCATCTCTTGGTGCGCCAGCATGGTCTGGTGCATCAGAGGTGACATTCAATTCACGTCTCATCGGTGAACTAACTGATGCACGTGCAATCGCTGGTATCAAGGGCTTAGACCTTCATGAGATTTCACATATTTTATTTACACCACGTGAAGGTTCTGACATCTTTGAATACGTTCGTGATAACAAGTACTTCATGGCATACAACGCTCTGGAAGACCAGAGAATTGAAACGCTATTTACTACTCGCTATCCGTCAACGGTTGCATGGTTCACATCAACTATCTTGATTCACTTTGTTGATAAGCCAGAATCATTCCAGAACTCATATCCATTACTACGTGGTCGCAGATACTTATCTGTTGAACTACGTGCCCGTTCACGTAATGAATATAAGGAACAACACAATATCGATGAAATCTGCGACATCGTTGATTCTTATCGTCTATTGGTATTCCCTACTGATACTGAAAAAGGAAAAGAACTTATTGCGCGATTCCACGCAATACTTCCACAAGGTGACGGTACTGGTGGCGGTGGTGAGGGCTCTGAGCCTTCTGACGGTACTGAGGAAGGTGATTCACTTAGTGTCAAAGTAAAGGTGTCTAAGAATGGCAACGGTGACGTGAACGTAGTCATTAGTGACCCATTCGGTCATGGTGAACGACCACATGAGGGCATTGAATCCTCTGCTACATCTCGACCACAACCACCTAAGCAACAAAAGCGAGATTCAGAACGTGCATCTAAATCTAATTTAGAAGATGATGCAGAACTCGCAGAGCAATTAAAAAAACCAACTATCAATCTTGATATTGATGATGTTGAGTTTATTGATGATGAAGATGATTCTGATGATGATTCATCTGATGAATCAGGTGATGAACCAAGTGGTGGAATTGGTAGTGAGATTGCAGATTTAATTGCAACCACACTTAATGACATTCTTACTACTTCAACTATTGCCGATGAAATCAACGACATCATTCGACAGGTTGGTGGACTTCCTTCACTATCTAGTAACAACTCAAAAGAACCTGAACTAGAAACATTCAACACTCTTGCACCTGATGCAAAAACTGTTGAGGCATCTGTTTCATTCTCTCGTGAGTTACAGCGACTCAAAGCATCGTATGACCCTGCATGGGAAACATACGAATCAAGTGGTCGCTTAAGTGCATCACGTTATTTACGTGGTGAAGATATTGAAACTGTTTTCGATTCTTGGAATGAGGGAATTGAAGATGCAACTGAAATCGAATGTGTAATTGCACTCGATACATCTGGTTCAATGTCTGGTAGTAAAGCCAGCAACGCATACAAATCTATGTACGCAATCAAACGCGCACTAGACCGTATCAACGCCAACACAACTGTTATCACATTCAATAGTGATACTCGCATTCTCTATCGTGCAAGCGATAAGGCAACGGGTGTCATGCGTGATGCTGGTGCTGGTGGCGGTACTGAACCAGACAAAGCAATTCAATATGCAACTAAGTTACTTGCTGAAAGCGATAAGCCAGTACGTATCTTCTTTGCAATCACAGACGGTGAGTGGGGCGGTGATTCGCAACGCAACCATGATGCAATCTCTCGCATGTCACGTGCAGGTGTGTTAACTGCATTCGCATATATTCCATACGGTAGCGAAACAATCTCACTTGATAGTGAGACTGCACATCGTTGCGAGATTGGTGCGGTTATTAATAACCCACTCGACCTCATCGCTATGGCACGAACAATCGTTAAGTATGCAATTACTAGGCGATTGGTTCGTAACTAACTGTCACTCTCTAGGTGACAAGGTGGAGTGGGGCTTGGTACTAACTTGCCCCATTCCACCACTTAACTTTCAAACAAGGAGAATAAATAAATGAAATCAACCGAATTAAAAGTAGGTGTTAAGTATGCAGTTATCCCTTCATGGGATTATTCATCAGCCGATAAAAAAGATGCAAGTAGAGTCGAACGCAGATACGTTGCAAAGGCAGAGTTAGTCTCTGATGAAAAGTATGAGTACAAAGTATTCAGATTCGATTCACCAAATAATCCAAACTTTCAACCAGCACCAAAGGGTTCACGCTCTGTCGGTTACATGGTCAAGTCATTGGACTGGTCAAATGGAAACGGTCAAGTTACGTACTGGCTTGCACGTGCTCAAGACATCGTTGCTGAGTACGCGCCTCTAGAGGTTCGCTGGAACTTGGAAGAGGCAGAGTCAAAGAGACGTGAGGAAAAGGCTCGTGCAGAGCGTGAACAGGCTGAGAGGGCTCGTGCTGATGCACAGGCGTACGCCGAACGCACACTTGAATCAGTCATGGTGTCATTGAAATCAATTATTGGTGAACGTGTGAGCAACGTTAAGAGTGACATTAACTCTCGGCGTGATTCAAACGGTAACTACATTCCAGTACCAGAGGTGACATTCGATATTCGAACTCTGCAATTACTAATTGAGAAAGTCCTTGAAGCGAGAGACATGGTGGCGTAATGAGTTTCTATCTAGATAGATTAAAAAACTGTTATGACAAAAAAAACAATGGTTACGAGAAGGTAGGTGGTAACACTCATTCTCGGCGTGACGGAACTAGTAAACAATTACCTCATCTCGTTGAACTAACTCTTGTTGATAGAACGTATCAAGAAG